TTAATTGGCTTTGGTGGTACATCTCCGTTTATCTCCTCATGTAGTCCTATTAGTCTTTTCATTATCTCCGCAACAAAAACGGGCCTTTGTTCATCAACTGATGCCTGGCGAGCCCATGCAACAATTTTTGTATTGTCTTCAACTGAGATCGCCGCACGTACCGTTGCTGCCATACCTTACCTCTTTTTATAAAAAAAATCGTTGTAACCTTTACAACCGTTGATACCGTTGTTACCGTTGTAAGTGACTACTAACCGCCTGCCCATTAAAGGGCATAGATTATCAAACAAAGGGTATTCAAATGTTAATTACTTTTCTTGTATCAGCTGTTAAAGGGGGCGTTTTCTTAACTGAAGAAAAAGAAGAACGCGAGTACGGTTACGTTTATGCAACCGGCGATTTTCGTAATAATCGTGACGGCAAAAACATCAATACCGGCGTCCAGGTTCAAAAATTCCGCTGTCCTGACTTAAAGGTTTTATCAGCAATAGCTGACCGTCTTGCACAAGCTGGCCAACCAGTATCCCTTCCATTGGATCTAGATTTCACCGCAAAAGAAGGTGAGGTATCTAGACCAGTTATTTTAGGTCTGGGCAAGTAAATGGCCATTTGCGCCGTTCCTGACTCTTCAGGGGTTCTGCATTTGGTTGACGTCACGACGCTTGCCGAATGCACCGGCTATGTGCTGGTGACCCCTGACGACAAGATTGCGTTCTTAGAACGCATTTTCGACCCAGCGTTTTTAAGTCCCGCCGACTACGAAATGCTGTTCTCTCTGGGCCTTTCAACACCGGTACTTGCCTATCTGGTGTCGTGGGCCTATCAAACCGTAATTTCATTCATTTCTAAGGATTGACTATGAAAAAGTCTAACGTTCTGTTGGCCGCAGTAATGGCCGTTTTATTCGCGGGTAATGCTTCAGCTGCTCTCGATATGTCTGGCGTTACTGGTGCTGTCGATGCTGCAACAATCGTTGCTGCTATCTCTGCCATCGCCGCAATCAAAATCCTGCCTGGTGTTGCCAAGTGGGGTTACAACAAAGTCATCGGCTGGTTCCGATAACCGGTCTTTTTTTTCGAAAAGGGGCTTCGGCCCCTTTTTGGATCTAGGGGGTTTTATGTTGTGGGGCTTACTGGTTTTGCTTTTAGGGGTGGTGACAGGCTATGGAATCATTGCAGGTTTTAAATCGTCTTAAAGTCGCTGGCCGCTGGTCAGTGTCCAAACTGTGGCAGTTGGTTAAATACGCTGTCACAAATCCAATTGGCTTTATGTGGGCGTGTTTAAAGGCATATTTAGTCGTTTTGGTATGGGTTCTTATTCTCGCGTTTACCTTTGGTGCACAAGCCCAAACAACCGAACCAACATCAGTAGGCCCGCAGGTTGTTGATGTCACTATTTGTGAGGGCTACGCCCCTACAGGCACAGCACCGCAATTTTCGCTGCCCGGCAAAAAAGACGTTGCTGATTGCGCTATCGGATCGAGAGAACGTTATGCCGGAACCCGTTTGAATAAATTGAATGAGGGGCGGGAATGCCCATCGAAACAAGTAGCGGCCGCTGGTGGCTCTATCCAAGTGCAAGATTATCAGGGGTCGCCAACCTGTTTTATGTCTGGCTCTCCTTATTGGGTCCCAATTCCTTATCGTTTTATCAAGCACAGCACCGACTATCAGTGTCCGCCTGATAATCCTTTGTATTCCGCTTATAAAAAGCTCGAAACTACTCCAGAAGGTACAAAACAATGTATCAAGCCTGTAAGCGGCTGCTGGTCTGGTGCGGATGCTCCTGCAGCCCCTTTGATGCAGTTTTCGCCCAATAACGCCGGCCAAAGTCAGATTTGTGTTGTTGGCGACAACGGTAAGAAATGCCCGTGGAAAGCTAAAGGTTCTAACGGGATATTTGAACCCGATGTTGGCAATCCGAATTCCTGCTTAGATGAACCCCCGCCGCCTGATGCCAACCCAAATACGCCTGATACCTGTGTCACTGGCGGAAATGGCATGAAGGTTTGTCCGGATGACCCGAACAGTGCTTGTAAGCCTGACCCAACCAACGCTGGTGTAATGACTTGTAAAGCTGGCTGCGGCTACATCAACGGCAAGTTTTTCTGTACCACAGAACCGGACATTCCGAATTTACCGGATTTACCAGATGCACCGGACCCAAACGACGAAATCCCAGACCCGAACAAGGCAATGGCAGACATGCTGAAAAAGGACTTTAAAGACGTTCAAATCGGTGTCGAATCTCGTCTTGATGGTTTAACACAGCTGATGGCCAATCAAAACCAGCTGTCTAAACAGGAAATCGATAGCCAGAAAAAGAGTAACGATTTTAGTAACCAGCTGCTGAACAGCATTAATCAAAACACGGCTAACACGGTTGCCGAACTCAAAAAGATGAACGAGGGCGACGGTGGCCCCAGCCCGACGCCATCTGATAAGGAAATTGATTTAGGCGAGAAAAACGACTGGTCAACTCGCAACTTTGGCACTGTCATCAAAGGCGCTGGCGACACCATCATGCAACAGCCTGTTTTTAATTCTGTCGGCAACTTCTTTACTGCCAGTTTTGGTGGCTCGTGCCCGTCTTGGTCAGTCAATGTCTGGGGTTTTGCAATCGTCATTGACCAGCTTTGCAGTGAAACATTTCAGCAGATATTGCCAGCCGTTCGCGCTGTTATTTTGCTGGTGTTTTCCTTTTTCGCCTTCCGCGTCGCGTTTTTAGATTGAGGTGATTTATGGCCGTTAAAACTGAAGATAAAAACTGGTTTTTGGATCTTTACGACGATTTAAAAGATTTCCTGATGGACATCCTGAAGGAAGTTTTTGAGTTCATTAAAGACATTGCATTGAATGTCTTTGAGTTGTTACTTCAAGGTGTTGTTTTTGTCTTGTCGTCTATCCCAGTCCCTGACTTTTTGACCACCGGTATTGATACATTGGCTAGTGGTCTGCATCCGTCTGTCCTGTGGATGCTCGGCCAAACTGGCTTTGCTCAAGGGCTGGCAATCTTCGGCGCTGGCGTTATGTTTCGCATGACTCGCAAAGTGTTCACCTTGGGGCAATGGTAAATGATTATTTTCCACGAAGGTCTGCCCCGCTCTGGCAAATCCTATGAGGCCACTAAGGAAGCAATAGTACCGGCGCTAATAAAGCGCCGGAAAGTTTTTGCGCGTATCAATGGTATCAATCACGAGAAATTTGCCGAGTTGGCAAATATGACTCTTGAAGAATGCCAGCAACTGTTAATTCATGTTCCTGAGTCTGATGTCACCCGAATTTATGAGGTCGTGGAAAACGATTCTCTTGTCATTATTGATGAACTTCAGAACTTTTTCCCGAGCGGTCGCCAGAAACTGTCTGACGAAATGACCAAATTTGTCACTGAACACGGCCACAGGGGCCTGGACATTATTTGCATGGGGCAATCGTTGGCTGACTGCCATAACATCTGGCGGCGTCGTACACAGCGCAAAATTCAGTTTTTAAAACTCGATATGGTTGGCCGCGCCAAGTCCTACAAATGGACAGCCTATCAGGGCAACATGAAGCCAGACGGTGAAATAGCATTTACCAAGATTAATTCCGGCGTTAAGAACTACGACGAGAGCTATTTTGGCGCATATGCCAGCCATCAGGCCGACACCGAAAACAAAGGCAATTTAGAAGATGACCGGTTAAACCTGTTTAAATCCGGTGCCTTTAAATTTGGTATTCCGGCCGCGCTGGCAGTCGGCGCGATTGCTATCTGGTATTTGGTCGGCTTCTTTGGTGGTGAGCAGCAAGTCGTGAATGTCCAGGAACCGCCGAAAGCTGCTCACTCAAACAGCCAGGCGCAGACAAACGGTGATGAATTGCAGGTATCTAAAAAGAACGGCCCGCCGCCACGCCCCAAAGACTGGGATTTCATCATGGAGAACTCCGAACGCTATAAGCCGTCGATTACGTACCTGAGCGCTTATAACGGTTTTGTAGTGGATGCGCTTATCGTTTGGACAGATGACGCGGACCGGGTTATCGACCAGCTATACAAGGATGACTTGATAGAGCTGGGATATAAGGTCAGCGCACACAGCTACGGTCTGAAGATAACCAAGGGCACCTACACTGCATTGTTCCGCTGGGCACCAATACACGATTCGTTCGCCGCTGTGCCCGAGCAAACAAAGGAGCAACTGTCGGTTAATTAGGGTATTGTTTTTACCAGGTGTTTTTCCCAGGGAAATTACCAGGTATTTTTACCAGGGAAATTACCAGGTGTTTTTCCTGGCTGTTTTATTGGATATGTTGCTTTTAGTTAGCTGGGGTTATTAGGGGCAAAGCCCCTGATGGTAGCGAAGCGATAACACAAGGCCGGTATACCGGCCGCTGAAGGGCTTAGCCCTTCCTTTTGCCGAACGCTGTTGCCTAGCTGTTTTTGCCGCCTTCCGCGCCAGCGGAAGCCGGCAAAAATTGCGACTAGGCAACCTATACGGAATCTGCGGCTAGAACGCGATCCAGTAGTTTGCAAAATTTGCCGTTGTTACTTACAATCAGAAAAAATAAAGCCCGTTCTGGCAGGAACGGGCTCAAAACCCAGCGGGGACAAGTTTTCAAAGGACTTCCCGCATAAGGCTTACAGTTGAATCATAGCAAAAAGAAAGACCCTAAACAAACTACCGCTTACGCATATGCCCTACGGGCTGACAGCCAGTCTGTTTTACCTAAAAATCACCGCGTTCAGGTGTGCCAAAAATTAGCCAATTACAACGTCCAGCAAGGACTTGGTGAAATGGGCATATCTCGTAATCCCGAAGGTTTATGCCATTTTCACGGTGTTGCTGTATGTGGTGATGTTCGAGGTTGCCCTGTCTGTATGGCAAAAATTGGCGAAGTCAGAAAAAATGAAATTCTCCAGGTGTTGTCCTGGCATCGCAATCAAAACGATGGAATTGCAGTCTTGGTAACTTTCACTTGCCGCCATACAAAATCTGATGATCTTCGATTTATTGTTCGAGCGCTTTCCCAGGCTAAACGCGACTTTTCTAGTTATTCAGCTGTAAAGAAAACAAAAGCGTTACTTGGCTATACCAATATGATTTCTGCAAAAGACACAACCTATGGTGATAAAAATGGCTGGCATCCTCACTATCATGATATTTGGTTAATTGCGAAAGATTGTTTCAGCGTTGACTTTGCAAAAACATTAGACGCCAAACAAAAAAAGTTTGCACAGGATAATAAATTATTGAATAGAGCCGGAGCTGTTGACCTGGTAAAAGTTCGACGTTTTCTATCTCATCAATGGATTAAATCATGCTCAAAAAATGGACTTGATGAACCATCGCTAATGCGTGGTTTTCAGATTGATTGGCGCGACGGCAAAGGCACCGACGCGGTTGGCCACTACTTAACAAAGTGGGGTCGTGAATTAGCAACACCATCAAAGAAAAAAGGCCGAGGCGACTCATTAACACCGTTTCAGATATTAGACTCTATTTATGATTCCGAAAGACGTTTTTCGTATCGGATGGCTAAATTGTGGCAACAATACAATTTAGCTTATTTTGGTGTTTCATCTGTATATTTTGGAAAGGGTTTAAAGCTTGCAGCTGGTATTGAAGATATAGACGATATCGAAGCCGCACAAAAGAAATTATCTGAATTGGTTATATCCTTGGAACAACGGCAAATGGTTGCTATATCTCAATTAAAAAAACATGCTGATGTTTTGAATATAGCTAACAATTTTACCAGGGAAATTCTCCAGGCATTTGTCGATAAAATCACTTTGGATTATTGGGAAGCTGACAGGCAGATGATAAGTTGGCGTGCAGCACTTAGACGCAAGCTTTCAGAATACTCACGCCAACATATCCAGGAACTAGGGCTTATTGCCTAATTTTTTGAATTTTCTCTTAGCTGATCCGATTGCCATCGTTGGCCGGTTCAGATAGTTGCAGAAATCTTTAACTCGCATCCCGTGTTTATTAGCCACGTCCTTTAATTGGCTTTGGTGGTACATCTCCGTTTATCTCCTCATGTAGTCCTATTAGTCTTTTCATTATCTCCGCAACAAAAACGGGCCTTTGTTCATCAACTGATGCCTGGCGAGCCCATGCAACAATTT